GCTTCCGCTAAAAATCCATTACCGTTAGCAAGTCTAGTCTGTGCTGTCTGTCCAAATCCAGCGGCATACTTCAATCTTGAATCAATCTCTAAACCATAACTTTGTGCCGATTGTATATAAGCATTAACAGTAGCTACATATCCTTGAGCTAAAGATATGTCCTTAGACACCTCATCTAAATAAGCACTGGCAGTATTTATATATGCCTGTACCGCCTGAGACTTAGCTCCTGTAAAGTTAGCCCTAGCACTAGCCTCTGCCGCATACCCCTGAGCTTGAGTAACATATGCTTCCGCTTCTTTTAGATAGGCATTACCCTGACCTACTATTGCATTTGCTTCTTGAAGATAAGCATTACCTTGTCCTATTATTGCACTAGCCTCTTGAAGGTAAAAACCTCCAGCTGTCAATCTTGATTGAGATTCCTGTCTTTTTGTTTCTGCCTGTTTTAATCTAATATTAATTTCAGCAACATATCCATTTGCTATAGCAACCTTAGCCTGAACCTCATCACCAAACCCACGCGCAGATGCCACATAAGCTTGAGCCGTATTAATATATCCTTGAATAGCTTGTGACTTTGCCCCAGCAAATGTTGATCTAGCATTAACTTCAGAGGCATACCCACTAGCCTGAGCTATATACGACTCAGCTTCTTTTATATAAGCATTGCCCTGATTTACTATCGCACTTGCCTCTTGTATATAGGCACCCCCTGCCGCTAGTCTAGATTGAGACTCCTGCCTCTTTGCCTGAGCCTGCTCTAGCCTTGACTTGACCTCATTTGAATATCCTTGTGAAATTGAAATTTTAGCCTGTACTTCATTTCCGAATCCCTGTGCAGAAGATACATAAGTTTGAGCAGTGCTAATATGACCCTGAACAGCCTTTGCTTTAGCATCACTAAAACCACCTCTTGCCTGAGCTTCTGAAACAAAACCATTTATCTCAGTAGATAAGGTCTGAGCCATTGTATTCCATTCAGTTATATACATTTGAGCTATTTTTAAATCTGCATCAACAGCCTTTAAAGTTGTTTGAGTTTGTTGCATCCTTGCATTAGCAAGCTCAATATCTTCACTTGTTAATTCAGCATCTACGTCAGCAAGATTAGCCGTTAAATCATAAGCCGCATCTGGATGATTCCCATTTATATAAGATATAGCTCTATCTACATAAGTCTTAACACTTGTCATACCAGTACCGGTAGTATAAGTATCTTGATCTCCAAATAAAGCAGGGTCGCTTGAACCTCTAAAATTAGCTACTGCTGTTGCTATCCCATCTACAGCTGTTTCGATATTACCACTATTATCAGTCTGAGTTGCAAGTTCAGCCGCCTCAGCTTTAGCGAGAACAACCTCCGCCTTTGCAAGAACCAAATCCGCGTTTATTAAATCACATACAGCCTGTGTCTCGTCCATTTCAGTAATAATTTTACCTAAAGCAGTATTTACAGCACCCTCACTATCAGTCTCACCTATAGCTAATAATGCAGTAGATTTATCTAGTTCTACACTTCCCTCAACGATTACATCATCTACCTTATCGAATTCTGCGCTAGCCTCTACAATTATATCGTCTACCTTATTTAATTCTGTAGCCATTGCATCGCACGCAGTTTCAAAATTGCTTGAATTGTCTGTGTTTGAAGCCAACTCTGCCGCCTCTGCTTTCGCTAGAACAATTTCAGCCTTAGCGAGAACTAAGTCAGCGTCTATCTTATCGCACACAGCTTGTGTTTCATCCATTTCTGTTATTATCTTAGCCGCCGCTGTATTAACAGCGCCTTCTGAGTCTGTTTCACCTAAATCTAACAATGCACTAGACTTATCAAGTTCTACGCTACCTTCAACAATCACATTGTCAACCTTATCAAATTCAGCACTACCTTCAACAATAACGTTATCTGCTTTATCAAATTCTACGCTTGCTTCTACAATTACATCATCAACTTTGTCAAATTCAGCGCTCGCTTCCACAATAACATCGTCAACTTTATCTAATTCTGAATTAATAGCATTTAACGCAGTAGCAAAATTTCCAGAATTATCTGTCTGTGATGCCATTTGCGCCGCACCTGCTTTTGCTAAATCTATTTCTGCCTTTGCCGTAGCTATTCTTGTATTCGCATTACCCAAAGCTGTTCTTGCATCTGACACACCAGAAACTGCATTGTCAGCTTGAGTGTTAATTAAATCTAGCGCAGTATCTATCTTACTGTCATCAATCTCAGATTCAGCTTGAGCTGACTCTAAAACTGCCGCGTCAAACTGTCCGTTAGCAAGACCTACAGCCGTATTAATTCTTCCTGCGGCAGTTGCTATTGCGGCGGTTGCTGTATCTATACTTGAATCAACTAAAGTGGCGGCGTCATCTACCTCTGCATTTGCAAGTCCGATCTCGGTAACTGCTTTATCTATCTCCGCATTTGCCAACACCACCTCAGCCGCCATTTTGTCGGCCTCTGTATTAGACAAAGCCACTTCAGCAGTTGCCTTATCTACTTCCGCATTAGCTAATGCCACCTCTGCGGCCATTTTATCTACCTCAGTATTTGCCAAACCGATCTCAGTTACAGCAGAATCAGATTGTGTATTTATTAAAGCTATTTCAGTATGTACATTATCTGCAATTGATTGAAGTTCGTCAAGCTCAGTATTGATAGCTGTCATCGCTGTTGAGATATCAGAGTTACCAAGTTTATCATTCATTCTTCTTTGTAAACCTTTTACAGCTCCATATAAAACAACCATATATTCATATTCATCTGGAAATACACTTATAGCGCTATCTCCATAAGCCACTGCTGGATACTGTACTTCTGAATATTTACATGATCCACCATCTGGTAATGCGTTTAATTTGTTATTTTCAATATAAAACACAGGATCGGTAACAGATGCATATTGCATATCATATTGGTCAGATGCGCGACCTTTATATAAAGCTTGTATTGGTCTGCAAGGCTGATCAATGTCCCCATCGTTTCTAAATACATGTAATACTTTCCCAGTGTTTAATGTTTCTGCTTCGCTACCTACAGCGGCAGATGTAAATGTTTGTTGCGCTGATACCAGACTTAACTCTGGTTCAGGCATTATGTTAATAATTTCTTTTGCTCCGTCAGTCAGCCAACTGGTTAAAGCGGAATCATCTCCGACAGAACCAACCATATCTTCAATTTGTACTTTAAACGTAGCCATTATACACTCGCTATAAACAATTCAACATCTACTGCATTTGAGCTAGAATCAACTATAATACTAGCTAAATCTTCAAAACTTGAAAATGCTGGAGAAGTATCTGCTTCACCAAGCATAAAATCATCTGGAGTACCAAACATTAAACTGCTACCCGCCGGTACTACAAACTGTGCATTATCACTTGCACCTACCATTGCCACATTAACACTATTAGAACTATCTAAATTTGTTAACCGTATATATCGTACATCGTTTACATCAAATGCTCCATCTGATGTGCTTACTGCCGCCGCGAAGGTTGCAATAGTCGTATCGCCATCTGCTGGGACGTTTACAATTCTTTTATATATTTCAGCTACGCTGGCAATAGACCGGGTTCTTTTAGAACCATAATTCTGATTATTTAATATAATCTCTTCTTCTATTTTAATTTTTAATGTGCCCGCCATGTCTACTTTCCTCTACTTCTTGGATATGCTCATCCATAGTTATATTTCTAAATTCCATATCGGTTCTTTTACCTCTTTCTGTTCTCATCCACATATTTGTACTATATTTTGTTTCAGATGATTTTCTACCACAGCTTCTGCAATAAAACCATCGTTCTGGATTTGGATTTGAACAATGAACACAGTTGTTATCCATAGTATGCAATAACTGATCCGCTATCTAATTCTATTGAAGCATAATATCCATATATTGTTCCGCCTGCTGGAATTTTAAAAGTAGCTGGTACTGTACCAGATAACCATGTTACATCACATTCTGATGTATCTACCACCGAATCTTCTAATCCCATTATTGCTACAAACGGCCCTGCTATTGCATCGGTACCATCTATAATGATAGCCCCCGCTTGACCTAATTGAAGGTTTTGAGCTTCTGCAACTGAATAATTGCTTAATGATTTTACTCCACGTGCCATATTTTCCTCCTGCTCTAAGGACTGGCTGTCCATGAATGAGCTTGTTAATTGTTAAAAAACCTTATGAGATTTGGGGTAAACCTTTTATTGATCTACCCCACAGTTCTCAAAAACTGTTAATCCTTATTTATTCGGATTATGAAGTTTGAATACCATTATTGATACTACTGAATGCTTCTACAAGCCATTCGCCACCCCAAAACATTAAATTAACCCAATCGCCACGTTGTGCGGTTGTGTCTAAAATAACTGCCTGCGGCAATGGTAATATCAGCAGTCGGGGTTTCTTCCCAGACTATGAATTTGTAATATGTACCATCTTGCCCGGTAGCGGCTGTAGGTAGTGTTATAGAATAAGCTCCATCAGCAGAGTCGCACATAAACACTTTACCACTATCATCTTCGTCTAGTGTTCGTGCGGCACTTATGAATTCAACTTTCTTCTTTAATGCAAAAGAAGAACCACTGTTTTCGTTTAAATAATCAGCTCTCATCGTTAACTCCCTTAACTAATCTGTTCAAAATTATACAACATATGAGATTCAGGTAGAGTAATCTCAAGACCAGCTTCGGTCAAGATCATATCTTTACGCAAATCTTCATCTGCTTGTTGTACGTTTGAAATTATGTGAGTATCACGATTTAACCCATTACCAACTAGAGGTCTGTAAGAAACCTTGCTCATATCAACTAAACACATGAAACTGTTAGCAAGTCCTCTAAATAGAGGCTCTTTAACAACGCCAAGTGATCCATGAACTGTATCAACTTTCATGATACTATGCCCAAAAGAACCGCTGACTTTTTCATGACTGATACCAAGCTTATACGCTCCAGCATCAGTTGATAATTGAAGTGATCCATCAAGGAATCCGCCTGATCCCATTTTATTAAACAGAGTGATCACAGGAAGACCTGCAAGTGCAAGCTTCTGAGATTCTCCGCCACGAGCAGGATCCATCAACACTTCCATATCACTTAGGAATAAATCGTAAGTGAATTCGGCAGATGCGACAGTTCTACTGTAAGGAGAACCAGAAGAATAAGACAGTGCACTGTTATCAGCAGTAGGTGCCGCGTTGGCAGTAATATGCCCTACGATACCTTCAGAATACTGAACACCGCTAATGCGTGCTCTCTGTCCAAATAACATTGCTCTTTCAATGTCAACCTTATGTTCTCTTAGTTTTTGATTCCAGACTCGTTGCCATTCATTGGCATATCCTCTATAGTTAGTAGCAATAGCTGTGTTTGTCAACTCAGCCGCAGTTTTGAAAATCTGGGTATAACCAAAATCATCATCAAGACTGTCTGACCATACATCAGGAGAACCAGTACCTTCTTCAAAAGAAGTACCAATAACCTGACATTTGTCATTGTCTGACATGATATTATAACCAGAACCATAACTGGAATTAGGTAAAGCGACAATACGTCCTGTAAAGACTGATTCACTCCCCTGATCGGCTGGAGCAGAGTCAATTCTAACTGAGGCGTATGAAACACCTGCTGTAGAATCAAGGGTCTGCACAGCAAAAACCATACCTTTAACAAGATAATCAACTGAACCACTGCTTCCGTTAGGGGTATCAACCGTAAACTGGTAAGAACTACCAGCACTTACAGCTGAACCGCCATTAACATTGGCAGATAATAGGAATGTCCTACTTGTCCAATCAATCCGCGACCTGTTTTCCAAAAATCGGAATACAGGATCATTCGTTGGTGCTTTCGCTACTTTATTTAGATATACAAAGAACGGTGACTCTTCTGGAGCTAATTCAGCAACGCGATCCCCGAAGTCGTACAATCGTCGTTGGTCTGGGGCTTGCCCCACACCAGCCGAAGTTGCCGCCGCAGTAATCGAGCTACTCTTTAATGTTCCGCTAGTAATAGCCATTTTTTTCTCCGTGAGTTACTTTATTATTAAAATACCGTTTTATCCCCCACACTCATTACACTATCCCAAACCTTATCATCATCTGATTTTGATTGGGGTGGTGCACCTTGTATAGCGCCGGGGCTTCTTGGAGCATTTCTTGCCGCACTAACTGCCTGAGCTGTATCACTAACCGATCCGACTTTATTGACGTCACGATATAGTTTTACAAGATTAGGCAAACCTACTTGTTCCTTCGGTTGAGTAACAAACTGCATAAAGTTATTTACATCCTCATCAGAGAATTTATATGTACCACGCAATTCGTTAACCGTGTTGTTATAGGTCATTTGTTCTGACATTTGTTGCTCCTGCCTTTGTAATGCCTGACCCACAACTTGATTCGTTAGCTCAGTTTCCTGTTGCTTACGAAATTCATATGATTGTGAACCCGGCTTGTAGTAGGCTTCCCAAGGGTTAAAGTCCTCTTCTGGCAGTGCTGGTTTAGATTCCGTTTTCTTTGCTTGCTGTCCGTTGATATTGCTTTGTAATAAATCAACCAAGTCTGGGCGAGATTCTAGTAATTGTCCCAAGGGCTCTAATTGCTTCAATTTACCATTATCGGCATACGCGCGATCATACATTGATTGAAACTTTTTAGCCTCACTTTCCCAATCCATTACTTGCTCAACGGCTTCTTCAGCCTGCATAGCTTCGTTATCTGCTTCATTGACAACCTGATCTATTATTTCAGTTTGTCCTTCTTCACCACTGACAAATTCGGTAGTGGCCTCTGTCTGTGTAGTGTCCATTACGACTCCTTTTCTAGATGTCTCTAAGCATTAGGAGCAGAACCGGGTTCCTTCATGGAACCAACCAATTTCTCCGCTTCGAGCTTCACCTCGTTTTGTAGTTTATTTAATTGAACCCTTCTATCAGATTTGGCGTCTGATGCAATTTCCGACAATCGAGATTTGAATTTTTCAACCTCGACGCGTTTTCTATCATGCACAGACTCCCTCTGGGCTGTCTGGAGGTCACCCTCCAAATTCTTTATCTGTTCTTCCATAGCCTGAACCTGTTGCATTAACTGCTGACGTTCTTCAGTTCTACGGAGGATACCTTCTTTATCAAATATTTCTGGGTTTTTCTTTAGTACTTCATACTTATCTACTATACCCATTTGAAATGCTTCCATGTATACAGAAAGCTCTGCCCACTTACTAGTTGGTAAACTAGAACCCGGCTCTATGCGAACATCATGCTGTGAAAGATTATGCTTATCTTTTTTCATGTCTAGAATAGCATTTTCGGTACTATCATAGAAATTCGCCATTGCTTCTGTTACATCATTGTTAGCCTGAACTAACCTAAAAATCTTTTTATATGTATAATGTCCTTTACAAAAATTGTATAATACCTTCCCTAACCTATTGATACTAAACTCAATATCTCTCAGTTTTGACTTAGGTCTTTCCGTTCCCAATGCAATCATACGTTCTGTACCACGCACTGTTTCGGGAGCTTTCTCTGTAAAACCATGCATCATCTCTGGTAATCCAAATGTAAAATCAATATAATGTTCACATTGTTGGATTAGTTTGTAAAACTCTGATGCTAATGCTTGTGGTGCTGGATAATGAGGTTCTCCTTGAGAGCTATCCACTTCAATTACCGCATTTGGGTTTGCCCAATCCTGTTCTAACTGATTAATATCATCCACACTACCTAATGGTACTAATAGTTTTAAACCAGCAGAAGCCTGAGCGTGAGATAAAGCCAATGACCATAGTTTGTTTAATAGTCTTTGCATTGGACGAGCTCTTGATACGTCTGATTTAGGATATGGAGTTTCTGTCCAAATGTTAGGCAAGGGCACTATGGGATAACAGTCTGTATGTAGAATTGCTTCATATAATACAATCTGTCCCATAGTAGCACACACTTTAATTCTTGATTGCTGTACTGGGATTACTTCATATTGACTGCTCTCTACGCGTTCACGGTTATCTTCGATAAATTGCATATACTCTTCTTCATCAAAAATAACTTCTTCACCTGACTGCATATCAATAACACGATAATATTCCACCTTAACCTTATAGTATCTTTCCAGTACCTGAAACTTTTCACGATGGTATAGATCACTATCTTTTACCTCAGCTGGTGTAAATACAGATTTTGAATTTTTATTTTGAGCACTAGGGTAATCTTCTTCATTATAAGCATTTAACTGTGAAATAATACCAGCTACTTCTTCTCCAGATTCTTCATCTATCTGCGGCCCTAATTCAGGGTAGAGGTTGACGACCTGTTCACCAGTTAGTATGGTAGAGAGGATGACGCCTTCAGCGTCATCATACCACCTGTTTCTGGTGGAAGGAGAGACGTATACCCGAAAAGGGTTAACATAAGTGAACTTGACGTCACCCCTACCGAAGTCTGACTCAGGGTCTATATACGCATACAGATAACCCATTCCAGTGATTGCATAATCATGTATCGCTTCTTTTAATTGCCAATCACCTTGTGAGTTTTCCCAAATATAACTCATTACAGTACGCCACAATGTTGCTATCTTTACATCAGAGTCCTCACGTGGAGTTACTGTAAAAGCTGGCGGTCTTGAAGTTAGTACCGCTTTAAATTTTTCAATTGCTGGCCCGATTCTATCCATCGGCACATCTGCCTGATTGCGAGCCTGTAGTTCATCTGACTCATCACTGGTAAAATGATTACCAAGAAAGAAGTCAATATCATAACGAGCTTCTGTATCCCAGTCTGCTCTTGAGTCCCGCCATTGGCGGTATAATTCTTGATTATAATCTGCTTTAGGGTCTGATTCTAAAGGCATTAGCTTCCTTCAGCACCTAATTGTTGTATTACTGCCCTGCCAATTAAACCCCTCATTTGAGGTGTAAAACTATCAGGGTTTAACCCATGCCTATGAAGTGTTCGCATGTTTCGCTGGTGAAGCGGTGTTTTTATTCTGCCGAAACTCTCAAGATATGGCATGAGCACTTCTAAATTTTTTTCGGTTGGCAAATCATTATAAACGTCTGAAGGGATCATCTCCGCTGGCTGTCCTGATGGCCACGATCTTGGTAGGCTATTTAAAGTAGTTTGCACATGCTCTTGCGTTGGCGCTGGCATATTCCCAGAAGATACTTGTCCACCACCCTGATAATGAGGAACAGCAGATTTACCCATATTGTTCATTTTTTGTAGTAGTAAAGAATCTAATGCTCTACTCTCCATACCAGACATTCTATGTTTTGCCATCTCTGGCCCCCCTCTCATATACGTGCCGTATAAATCTTCTGGGGATCGCATATTGCTCATTTCCTCCGCTGGTGCTGATAAACTTTCCGGTAGTGCATAACCAGCTTCGCCCATCATTTCTGCTTTTTGTAATGCTTTTTCATATTTCCCTGCTTCTCCACCCTCTTGATAGCCATGCACCATACCACCATGTTGTTTACCATAATAATATTTATGAGCATCTTCAGCTTCTTTTATAAAACCTTTTACTCCTTTTTCCATAGTATCTTTATCTTCGTGAAGTTTCATACGCCAAGGCTTGCCTGATTTTTCAGCATATAGTGCTTTACCCATCTCTCTTACAGAAGGGCTTTCGTCTCTTAATTTTGTTATAGCGCTTCTTTTTATTCTATTGCTTGCTTTATCATACTCCATAGATGGTAACTCTTTAAACATTTTTCTAATATAATTTTTAGCTTTTTCTTTAGAAGCTGAGCCATGACCAAATAAACTGGCGTAATATTTACTTAAAGCAGGCTTAGCTCCCTTACCAAATTTTCCAAGAAAAGGAACAGCCAAAGCTAAGTTTAAAAGGCTAGCTTCTTCGCCTTCAGGAACATGTTCAGCTCCAGTCATAAATTCTAATGCTGGAATAGCTTGTTCTCTTATAGATGGTAGATCTTGTGATGTTTGATATTTTCCACCACTAAGTTTACTTAATAAAGTTTCTCTTACTTCTCCACCTTCTTGATATCCACCAGCTGATTTTATTTCTTGTGGTGATATTCCGTTTAATGAAGGTTCCACGCTTTCACCTTTTAATCTTGCGAATAATTCAGCGGTAGCAGGGTCGATTCTATCTTTACTTCTTATGTTTTCCATAAGACCCATAGTTGATGGGTCTAAATCACTTAAAAACTTTTGTCTTGCCCATTTTTTATTCATCTCACCCCAATCACTACCTTCTGAATATGGGATAGGCCCACCTTCTTGATACCCATTACCAGACCAAGCTTTTAATGAATCTGCTGGTATATCACTTTCATTCATCATAAAGTAATCACCACCTTCACCCTCTGCCAAATATTGCGCCATACCATCTTCTTCCATTCTTGACATGGTATCAATCATTACGTTCTTGCCTTTCCAAGGCATTGAATAGTATCCTTCTTGATTGACAGCTGAAGGAATTGCACATTCACCACCAACACATTCTGAATCTTTTTTTATTACTCCACCTTCTTGCTTATTGATGCCTAACCTTTTTAAAAAACTACTTGCTTTTGATGGTTTATCAAAATATCCTTCTACCATAGCTTGCGGTATGGAGTCTGCTGGTGAATACGCCATTTTTCGCATAGCTCTAGCTCCTACAACTTTTCTGTCTAAACTTGGTAATTGACCATGTTTTTTCTCACCTAAATAATATCTTAAACCTTCCCCACCACCAACTTCACTTGCTGGAACGGAAAGTATAGCTCTTAACATTTCGGGGTCATCATAATTATATTCTACAGGACTAGCACCTCTAATTGTTTTAGCTTCCCCACCCTCTTGCATATTGCGGGTAGCGTCTACTCTTTGTCGTACTGGGGAATCAGCAATGGGGAATCCATTTGCTTCTATCTTTACTGAAGAGTTATCTTGCGGTTGCAAGTGTACAAGAGAGGCTGATACCATTAACTTATTTAATGCACCATGAGCTCCATCGGCGTGATTTAGCATCTCCATATTTTCTGTGCCTAATGCATTTACCGCATTACGTCTGACGACGTACTCACCCGGTTCTAGGTTGGCGTTAACAACGTCACCCATCGGATACTGTCGGTAGTGTGGCATGCCCTTCATGTATGTGGTGTATTTTATAAATAAAATACTGAGGGTAAGTTATACAGGGAAATTTCTATTTACAATAGAATTTAAGGAAAAAGCTAAAAAAATCTTATATTATTAGAAATTACGTGATCCAGTTATCCAATTATAAGTTTTTTTAAGTGTAAAATCACGTTTTTTATCTTCTTTCGTTTCAATCTCATCTTTTGACATCTTCTGAGACTTTGGTGCCCTAGCATAATAGTCTGCATAGTATAAAGCATCCATAATGTCATCATTACGTGGTTTAGGGTGTTCAAAGAGTTCATCAACCAATTCCGTCATGTGTCTTTGCAGGTACAACTTCTTTGAATTAACGATAGGCCCGAGTGTTGTTTCCAGTCTATCTTCCTTCTTAATTCTTGCTGGCGGCTTTACTCCTTTGAAGATGCCGGGTAGTAGCCTTTTTTCGTTGGCGCTCATTCGTGTCACCATATCTCGCACCATTTCTTGGGCGGCAACAGTCTCAATAGTTACTCTTCTTACTGGAGAATACTTCTTCGCCATGTCTATAATTTTTTGCGGAACGTCAAATGTGGGTATTCTTTCTCTGAAGTAGTCAATGACATACCTATTATTGTTCGCATCAATACCCATAACCAGTATAACCTGAAAATCTGAGGTTGCTGTTGCAGTAGCGGCTAAGTCAACTCCAAGATATACATTAATAGGAATTGCGTCTTCCCCTTCAATAATGTAGTTAAACCCGCCTTCATTCTTAAATACACCATTGTAGTACTGAATTCTATCAATTTTAAAGGAAGCGTTAGATATATCCCTCGCATCGTTCATATACTCCTGTGCAAACTTATTTACCAGACCCGCCTCGATGAACTCGCGTTTCTTTCTATCTAGCTTTTCAAGGGAGAATTGTTCTGGCCAGATAGATTTCCCATCCTCTACTGCTCGATGAAAGACCACATCCCAAGGGTATCTGCGATTGTCTTTCATTGCATTCTTATAACCATCGCAAACCATCTGTAAGAAGCTGTCATAATGAACAATAGTACCCGCCAACCATATCCAACCTTCATTTCCGGGGGTTTCTTCTAAAGCAGGATATACCGTAGACACTACCCATTTCTTGATTTCCGACCTACGTTCTGGGGTTTTCGTGTTTAATTCTGATTCAAAGTCATCCAAAACAATACCAGTATAACGTACATCTACTTCTGCCCTACCTCTCAACCTCTGCGATGTACCCTTTGCAATAACGCGATCTCCCTTTGGAGTTACAATATCTTTCTCTGTCCACCTCTTTCCAGCTCTTCCACCATCCATATTGCCAAAGTAGTACTTTATTTTCTTATTTACTTCAAAATGGTTTCGTAAATACTTTAAGTGATCAATAGACTGACTCTGTTCTTCGGACACCCACGCAACAAAATGTTGCTGTTTTTCTCCAGAGAAGCATAGTTTATGCATAATCGCCGCTTTAGACAGTATAGACTTACCAAAACCTCTGGGCATTACAATGCATGTTCTACCACCGGGGGCGGTACTAATCAATTTTTTAGAAACATCAAAGTGAAAACCGGGGGAAGCGGACTTATTTAAGAAATCGCGGGGTAAAAATGCACGACCAAAGAATACAAGGTCAGTATATGCTTTTGCCAATATCTCATCCCGCTCTGCCATTAAGCTGGGTGCGGGGTTAATATTGAAGTTTGTTATGTCGCTATTGTCGTTTATGTCTTCAAGGGTTGTAGTCATCCCAATTAAACCCATAATTTTTTATTAACCAATCTCTTATTTGCGGCTCAACAACACTGTGAGTTTGATATTCGTCTGTCCCCGGTGTGTGATATAATTCATCTTCTGCGTGCTCTTCTCCCTTTCCTAATAGTAAACCTTTTCTAGATTTGTATTTAGAGTATTTCTGAGGGTCAGTAAATCGTAAGCCATGAGCAAATTCAGATACAGCCATATCTGAACTACCTCCACCCCAAGGTTCCTCTGGGATATATACGGTATCTAAGTTAAATAATTTATCCATCAACGTTCTCGGGGTTTTCTTTGCATAATGCCATTCAGCTCCAGCTGGTATGTATGCGGCGTGTCTTTCTCCATGCGTCCTTACGAATGGAGAGCCAGACTGCCTCCAAAGCTCTTTTAATCCTTCTGCACTGACTTGTGATAGCTTACCCCTTTTCTCTGAATCTAAATGCGGCGAACCGGGCCTTAGACCAAAACTGACTAAATTACTCCCAATAGCATCACCATACGATTCTTCTGGTGAATAATACAGTTTGTCTAAAAGAGGGTGTTTTTCTGTTAACATACTTAAAAAATTGGCGGCCTTTTCCCTGAAGCGTTTTTTTGTTCCTCGTAATGGCGGTGTTTCTTTTACCTCTCCACCTTCTTGGTACGATTGTAAGTTTGCGCTAGCTATCAGTTTATTTATTTCGTTGTGGGCTTTCATAGTAAAAATTCACTTTTAATGTTTTTGGGTATGATATGTGGAAAGGGTAGGCATAATTGGTCGTATCTGGATTATAATACATTATTCACTCGCCTCTGGTAATAAACCCTGTTCAAAGGCTTTTAGCTTTTCTTTTGAGAAACCAGTGAACTCTTGTATCAATGCAATGGATTCTGATTGTTTATCTGTATTCAATAAGCCTGATATCTTCATTAACGTCTCTAATGCTCTTAATTTATCTCCATGACGTGCTTTTCTGCTATCTACCACACTTTTCATCTCTTCTAACAGATATGTCTTACTAATACCCAGATCATCTAATAATAATTCTATTTCTTTATCTACCATAGTTCTTACTCTCTTTTCTCTTAATAATGCCATTGACCTGTCACGTGCATAGTCATAATCTTTGGTTCTAAAGCAATTAAGGTAGGCATTTACAGGTTTTGCGCCCATTGCCACCATCTTTGCAAAATTCTTTTCTCTAGCGGTTACAACACTATTACTTTTATAATTAACAAAACAATAAATATTTTTCGCAGGGTTTCCCAACAGTTTGGTATATTTACCAGTAGAAGCAGTACCAAGCAATGTCCGCACAAAATCATTGGTTTTCTTATCCCTTATGCTGGTATCTTTCATGTGCCACCTATGAATAATACTCATTACCTTACCATCATCTGATTTAATCCACTCCCCAATCTGCGCTTTCCTCCAGTCGGGTACTATTTTTTCGCGGGGGTGATGTTGGCGGAACTCATCTTCATCCTTGTATAGTGTATA